ATCAAAAGGCGTTGTAGTATAGTCTGCGACCATTGGGAAAGGGTCAGCTTCAAATCCATCAAAGTTCAGAGTGTAACCATTTCGGTCTGCGAAAGCAGTTCCAGAATCAGCCGTACCTGCATTTAATTGCATAGCATTTGTAACTCCTAAAGCTACAATTACATCGTGTCCGTTTGCTAATTGCTCATTGAGCTGGCAGAAAATAATTAGCTGTGTCTGACCTAATAATTTAATTTCGTTTTGATCCTCTTTGGACAGTCGGTTAAGTACCATAGAAACAGTAGGAGTGTACGCAATCGTGCCGTTGTCAGTACTGCCCGTAATTGTTTCCATAGCCTGAGAAGTCCCACGAGGTGGAGTATATCTATAAAGAGTATTTGCTCCCATTTCAATATCTGTTACCTCTGAAGCTGCCACAAGAGGTAGTGGAGAGAATTGGTCATAGACTCCGAAATAAATATATTTGACCCCTCCACTTGAGCGATTACAGTCTAATCCACGCCCTTTAGTTAATGCTATACAAGCCATAAATGATTATTTTTTAAGTTATTATAAAGATGGAGGGCTTTGACACCCTCCTTCTCCGTTTTTATTTTATTATGATTGTCTTACAATATCAGCTCCTGTTACTGTTTGAACACCAGCAGAGTAACGAGCAACCATTCGCATATTATCGCTTCCATCGAGAGCAGCCATATCCATCAAAGTTATTCTAGTAGCGTCACTTATCAGGTCGGTCCCGAAGAACAAGTTTGATTTTTGAGCTATCACAACTTCATTTGTAGTCATTCCGTTACAGACAGCGATTTTGTACCCTTCAAACATTGGCACATAGTCACCATTCATATTGTAAGCATTTACATATCCTAAAGTAGATACTGCTGAAATATAAAATTGGTAAGTCTTTTGATTCATATAGATATGTAAATCTTCCTTTCCTAATACAGCAGTAGGAATAGCCGCTACAGCAGTTCCTAAGTTAGCAATGATGTTAGCTGCAGTATAAGCAGCAGAAGCTGCATCTTGTACAACAGTAGCATCAACACCTGGTAATAAGTAACCTGTTACAGCTCCATTGAATCCGTTAAATTTCCCTGCAACAGCAGTACCATCCCAGATAGAATTTTCAGTTGCTTCAGCAATGATTTCTCCCATATAAGAGATAACATAGTCATCAAAGGATGCTGGAGGTGGAGCGCCTGCTCCTGCTCTCATTTGTAACGCTTCCCAAGAATCTAACAATGTAGACTTACAAAGGTCTAAATTAATTTGTAACTGCTTGGGTTCCAGCACTTTCTCTGTGAGCGCAAGTGTTCCTGCTCCTGTGAAATCACACGTTGCATCAGCTACTGCCGATACTGTGTTATTCATAGCCTGTATATTAGATTTGAATTTCACGTTTTCTATTAATGTTAAATAGTCAAGTGAGTTTGAAGCTTTTAAACTAGCGGAAATATATTGTCCCGCTGATTTCCCTGCAAAGTTTGAAGTCGTAGTAAACGCCATTTTTTTTGTTTTTTAAATTATTAATTTTTATTTGTATAGTTCATATAAGAACTTTTCCTGCTTAGTCATTCTTCTAAAATCTTGCTTAGTAGGAGTAGGTCTTTCTGAGCTAAATTTATTTGTATTTATTGGAGCATCAGCAGGTGATTCTGCTAATTCCGTTTTAAGTTTTTCATTTTCTGCTTTAAGATTTTCTAATTCATCTTCTGCTGAAAATTCTTTTACTTCTGTTGTCTTGATAGACTTAGGATTTGTAGTAGGAGCTTCTTCAGTCATTTCTTCAACTTCATCATCACCACCTTCTTTAGACTCTTTAAGGTCAGCAACAGCGTCCTCTAAGTTTTGGATTCTTTTCTCCATTCCTTGCCAATCAGCTACATCTGCTTCTTCAGCAGCTTCAACTTCTTCTGTAGTATCTTCTTCTTCTGTTTCTGATTCTAAAACCTCAGCCACAATACCTTCTTCTTCTACTCTAAAAGAAACGCCTGTATCTAGTTTATACGTTCCTGCTGGCACAGCGATAGTCGTTCCGTCCTCTGTTAGAACTGAAATGTCCACTCCTGATTCTAATTCTTCAGCAGTTGAAACAAAAATAGTTCCATCATCCGACTTTGCCTGAAAGCCTAATTTAG